GTAATGTTTAGTGAAAATAGAGTATCATACAAAGAACTACCGTGGGAGAAAGAAGCACTACGGTTAGAAAAAGAATTGTATGAGTTATGGAAACAACATCGTGACCGATAAGGAGAAGAAAGTGAAAACGGCAACAGTTCGTCGTCCTAAGTTTGCTGATGAAAAGTATCTTGGTCCTGAACCGACCGTGGATGAAAACGCTACAGAAATCGACATGGCCAGGGCATACACCTGGTTCAACTATTTCTACAACTCCGAAGATGCCAAGAACTTCACAATCTCCTACCTCAAGTATATCAAATACGATAAAGACACTATCAAGAAACTCTCCAAAGTCAATGCTATCAATCTTCACAACATCGGTTGGAACAGTCGCTTGCTCCATAATGGCAGCACTCTACCTGATGGTGTGTGGGAGCGTTGCGACGCCAGAATTAAACAACTGGTTGACACTATTACAATCAATGACGATGAAGAGGTTACAGCACCAGTCAAAGTCATTTCAATCCAGGACCGTATCAACAATAAGGCTGCCGAACTGATTGGCGAACTTGAAGAACAGTTGGACGTGTTCTTTCAAGAAGGAGTCATTCAGTTTGACGTTAAGAAGTGGTCCCTTGAGAAGGGAATTAAACCGCAAATTGCGAAGAGGATTGCAGACAAATTCCGTCCTCAATTTGCAGAAATCACCGAGGCCCTCGAAGGCAAAGACCCTGACTTGGTGGAAGCGTATAAGGGTTGGCGTAAGCCAGTTCTTAAAATCATGGCTCTATTCATCAAGCGTATAATCGACCACATGATTGAACTGGACTCGGCTGGGCAGGCAGTTCGCAAACCACGTAAGAAGAAGGTCAAGCCTGCTTCGGTTCTGGTTGCTAAGATGAAGTATAAGGAGAATGATGGTGATCTTAAGTCGGTCAATCCATGCGACATTATCGGTGCTTCGCAACTTTGGGTTTACAATACTAAAACTCGTAATCTTTCTGTGTATAATGCCGTGGGTAATTCAGGCCTTTCGGTCAGAGGGACTACGCTTACGGGATTTGATGAAGAGTCTTCTATTACGAAGAAACTCCGCAAACCCGAATCAGTCATTAAACCTCTTCTTGACGGTGGTAAAATCTATCTTCGCAAGGTGATGGAGAATATTAAGACAGTCGAACAAAAAGCAACTGGTCGTATCAATGTGGATACGATACTACTGAGAGTGGTAAAATGACAGTAGAAGCATTCATGTGGGCATGGATATACATGGGTTATGTGGTAGCAACACTTTCAGTGTTGCTGCTACTATTCATTACAATCAATAACAAGGAATAACAATGACACAAAAGGTAATCGAGTTTCCCAAGAACAAGGTCGTTCGTGAAGTGCCAGAAGAGATTCATATAGAACGACAGGCTAAGGCCGATATGAAACAGGCTGATGCTATCGTGGACGAGATTGCTGGCATAATGCTTACGGAACTGGACAACTATTATGTGGACATAAATCAGAAACAGTTTGCCAAAGATATCATTCTGGTTGTGGATGCTCTAAAGGCTGCGGTATATCGTTCCTATGGAATAGATCATCATCTCCATGCTTTCATCGATGACAATGTGAAACTCATTGAAGGTGATCTGGAGTCCTTGTCTAAGGAAGAGATTAAGGAAAAGATCGAAAAGATTATGGTGGAACTGTCCGAAGCAAAAGAAAAGATTGACAGCGACGAGGAAGAGTGATATACTATATATTCACTCAATAAAGGAAATAATATGTCTTACATGCTGATAGACCTTAACCAGGTTCTAATCTCAAATCTGATGCAGCATCTAAAGTTTGTGACGAAGCAGAATGAAATGTCTGAGGATCTTATTCGTCATATGTGCATCAATACTATTCGTTCTAACGTAAAGCAGTTTCGGTCAAAGTATCCGAACATTATTCTTTGCTGCGACTCCAAGCACTACTGGCGTCGTGATGCATTTCCATTCTATAAGTCGCAGCGTAAGCATGACCGAGAAGCATCTGGTCTTGATTGGTCAATGATCTTTGACGTGCTTAATCGTCTGCGTGATGAACTTCGTGACAACTTTCCCTATAAGACTTTGAATGTGGAAGGTGCTGAAGCCGATGATGTTATTGCTGTTCTTACAGCACGATTGGCGCCTCATGCTCCTGTGCTTATTCTATCTTCGGACAAAGACTTTGGACAGTTGCAGAAATATCCTAATGTTACACAGTATTCACCTATTCTAAAGCGGTTCATCAAGATTGATGACCCAAAGCGATTCGTGCGTGAGCATATTCTGAAGGGTGATCGAGGCGATGGTATTCCAAACATTCTATCGCCTGATAACTGCTTTGCTGCTGGAGAACGTCAGAAACCACTAAATAGTAAACGTCTCAACGAATGGGTCACGAAGGATGCGTCAGAGTTTTGCACTACGGACGTTCTTCTTCGTGGGTATAAGCGTAATCAAATGTTGGTTGATTTTGACTATATACCTAGCGACATACAGGGAAAGATCGTGGATGCCTACGAAGAAGCCAAGCCAGCAAACAAAGAGAAAATGCTAAACTATTTCATTCATAATGGTTTGAAGGTGATGATCGAAAATATAAACGACTTTTGAGGATAGATCATGTCAATAAAAAATGTATATGAAGTTCTAGATGACTTCAGAAATGCTACAACCAAACAAGATCGTCTAGATATTCTAAGACGAAATGATTCTTATGCGCTTCGTAATATTCTGCTGGGCGCATTGAATCCTGAAATCAAGTTCACTATAAAAAAGGTGCCAGAATATAGGAAAGTGGATATTCCACAGGGTCTGTCATACTCGCATATGACTGAGGCTTTGTCTAAGGTCTATCTGTGGGTAGACGGTAATCCAAAACGACCAAAAGGTCTAACAGAAAACAGAGCAACAGAACTATTGCTTCAATTGCTAGAGTCACTTGAGCCAAAAGAAGCAGAGGTGTTTGCTGCTATGATCCGAAAGGACCTAAAGATTCCACATCTAACACAAAAACTAGTTAATGAGGCATTTCCTGGCCTATTGCCAGAATAGAAAGGACTAAACACAGGGTATTGCCATGAAGAACAAATCACCAAGTCACAAAATTGATCCTCTTTATGCTGAACTATTTGAAGAAGATAAAAAGTATGGTGGCAAAAGACTCGAACGACCACAATCTGAAATAAGCAAAAAGCGTCCACTGAAAAATCTAAAGAAGGCCTGGATGGAGCATGTGGACGATTATGACGAAGTGGACGATTTTTACGAACACTAGTCTATCAATCTAGTAGATTTATAGACATATAGGTATGTAAACGGCTAAGGTCAGGGTGCGACATCCTGTCGCACTGTTTACATACCTTTTTCTATTGACTCTTCCATTCCGTTGTGCTATATTATGACCATGATAACGAAACGTAAGAAGCGGTCCGACCGCAACCACATTATCTATAGCTTGACTATAAAGGGTCAAGAATATATCGGTGTTACCCATGTCGAAAACGGCAAGGTTAACAAGTCTTTGGATCGTCGCTGGCGTAAGCATGTTGGCCGTGCGATGACCGAATGTAAGATGTGGAAATTGTGCGTCGCCATTCGCAAGCATGGCCCTGACAATTTCACCGTAAGCGTTCTTGAAATCGTGCGTGGTAAGTCTGCGGCTCATATCCGTGAGCGGGAACTTATCCGTGAACGTAAGCCCAAACTTAACAGTGACGTTCGGTGAGGTGCGACAATCTGTCACATTTACTTCCGTTCCGTTCCATGCTAATATATGTCCATAATCGTGAAAGGAAATCTAATGTCTAATGCTCGCTTCGCTCCTAAGAACCCCAACGGCAAAGATACCGCTAACGTCTTTGCGCTTATTCGCTGGCACGAAAACGGTGGTAAAATCACCAAGGTTAAATCGTCCAAGCGGCCGAAGCGTGGTTATACGGTTGGTAAATCTGTCAAAACTGGAGACAAGTAATGTCTGATATCGTTCTCTTTGTTGTGCTATTCGGTGCGCCTATATCTCTGGCCCTTTTTGCTATTCTCTCGGAGGACTAATATGATCGATAATTCTAAAACGGTTCAGTTTCTAGCACTGACAGTAATGTCACTGGCGTTGGTGTTCGGTGTGTATCTGATTTATCTTCTGGATGGAGGCATCTAGAATGAAGATATCCATTCGCTTTGACGGCTATCCGCTTTATGCTTTTGTGCCGGAGTGGATGGTTGCTGTATATGTTCTATCAACCTTTATCGGTTGGTATGTTATCTCAAACTATGAAACTGTGAGAATTGAAAATGGCTAATGTGAAGACCTATAACCTTTCTATTCACCTGAAAGGTAATCGCACTCTGACTTTTCGTGGTATTTCTCGTGTAGCGGTTGAACGATATCGCAAGCACTATGAAATCCAAATGGACTATCTTTCGGCATCAATAGAGGCACGATGAAACGCAAATCTAATCCGGTAGCAAAAGCACTCCGCAGTCCTATATGTAGACAGCGAATAGTCAAGTCCAAGTCTACATACAACCGTAAGCATAAGCATAAGGGGTGCGACATCCGGTCGCACCTGTTGACAAACGATTTCTATTGACTCTTCCGTTCCTTTGTGCTATTATATCCACATAATGATGAAAGGAACAAAATGATCAATCTGTCCAAAGCCTCTAAAATGCCTGCTAAATCGTGGTCTCTCCAGGCCGGTTCGACCTGCCCTGGATCGATTGACCCGTTTACTAAGCAGCCGCTGCCCGTTTGTGCTGGTTGCTATGCAAAAGGTGGCACCTATTCTTTCAAAAACTCAAAACGTGTCCGTGAGGAAAACCGTGAGGATTGGAAACGTGCCGAATGGGTTGATGAAATGGTGCTGGCTCTTGCAAAGCAAAAATATTTCCGTTGGTTCGACTCCGGAGACGTTTATCATCCGGCTCTTGCGTTCAAGATTTATCTGGTAATGCAAAAGACTCCGCATGTGCAGCATTGGCTGCCGACCAAGTCTTATACTATCCCGAAAATCCGTGCGGTTCTTGAACGCATGAAAATGCTACCCAATGCATCGGTGCGATATTCGTCGCCGTCTATCGTTGGTGAGTTTACTGTCGAACACGGTTCGACGGTCATTTCTTTCGCTGATGATAAGACGGATGCCTTTATGTGCGGCGCTTATGATCGTGATGGTAAATGCGGTGATTGTCGTGCATGTTGGGATAAGAATGTTAAGGTTATCGCTTATCCTGCCCATGGTCTTAGCATGATGGCCAAGGTTCGCAAGATGAAAGAAGACCTTGAGTCGAATAAAAACGTCTGGGATATCCTCGATGGTTTTGTTTTCAATGTGATCAACTCTTTCTGGAGGTTCTAATATGTCTCGTATGTCTGATTTGGTTCTAATGGCAGAAAATCTGGTTATCGATGCTATGTCGGTACCAGGTATAGTTACTGACCGTGATGTCCTTGAATATGTAAATGAACGCCTGCCAATCGAAGTCAATTTGTGGTTTGTCGAGAGTGTCCTTGACAAGTTTTTCGGTGATGACTGGGCTGGTGGTTGTGATATCCCTTCCTATAACTGAGGTGATGAAATGAGAACTCGTGAATATACCAACAAGATTATCGAACTTGTTGATGATGGTATTGTTGATCGTGATATATTGATTCGTGATCTTCTAAACTGGATGTCCGAATCCGATGTTGCGGAGTTTTATGATCGTAATCTTCGTGCCGATGACGAAGATGAGGACGAAGATGATGGTCAGCCGTCCGAGATGGACGAATGGCACGACTATGATCCCGGTTGCTAATCTTTAACATAGGAGAAATAAAATGAAACATCTAGGTCGTCAGTTTGTTCTTAACGATTATCTCAATCAACTCAACATCGATGGTGAGCGATTATCAAATCGATTCTGGTTGGTTGCACATACAAAGTGGGGTAAAGAGTTAGTCGGTTCTGTCACGCCAATTGGCAATACAAACATCTTCACTGGTCTCGATGGTAATGTATATGCTAGTCTTGATAAACTGCTAATTGCATTTGCTGATACGTATTTCGCAAATGAGGTTCTAAACACAAGTTCGGCACTCAACGGCCGAAGCCATTTTGCATTGTTCAAGAGTTTTCGAGTATATGACAAGGTGGAAATCCTGGAGTCAGGTGTTCTGCTATCGGATATTCCAGGAATGAGTGAAGAAGTCTAATGTCAACACTCTATCAATCTTATAGACTATGGAGAATGTAAACATGGAACGTATGTCAACGTGGTCGTTCTCGGATTTTATCGAGGAGATAATTCTTCTCTCCGAGATTACGGAGATACCCGGGGTCCAGGAGACCCGCTCCAGCCTGCTCCTAGAAGTCTGGAGACGCTATCCATCCGAGTGCAAGGCAATGGGCCTGACTGATGGTGTCCGATAAATGTCAACGGCTAAGTCTAAGGTGCGACAATCTGACGCACCCGTTGACATACGATTTCGGTTGACTTATCCGTTCCAGTGTGGTATAATATCCATATAAAATGAAACATGAGGTGAAATATGGCAATGCATACGTTTACTCCTACTCTTCGTAAGGTTCTGGAAATCGCCAAGATTGGTGTGCCTGTAACTCCTACGCAAATCAATGACTACATCGGTAAAGGCAATTATGCTTCGAAGCATGTGCTTTATCTCAAGATGCTTGGTTATGACTTTGATACGACCAAAGACGGTCGTTCGGTTGTGTCTTATACTCTGACCAAAGTTCCTGATAATCATGAGACTCTTATGAGCAATGCCGCTAATAAGGGTAGCAAGACCAAGACTGCTAAGGCACCCAAGGTTGCTAAGGCTAAGACTGTAACTGTTATTGTTCCTAGCAATCTTGATACCGCTATCACCGGTGCCAAGGTTCAGGTTGTGCCCAAGGTCAAAGCACCTAAGAAGGTTGCGGCTAAGAAGTCCGTTGCTGCTATCAAGGCTGCTAATCTTGCTAAACTCAAGGCTGTTGGTCAGCGTTTCAAGGCTGAACAGGTTCAGGTTCTTACCGAAGCACCTGCGTCCACCTCGTTTAGCATTGACAACGACTGGGATTCGGTCGAAGGCCTTGATCTTTCGAAACTGCTTTAATGTCGGAGTGCCGTGATGGACTTGGTAGGTAAACGTATCAAGATTACTGTTAAAAACGTTCACAAGTGGAAGTGCGACCATGCTTGTTTTGAACCAGACTTTAACACATATATTGGTCGGTATCTATCTCGTCCATCTTGGTTATCCAAGGACGAGTTTATGTTAACGACTGGTGATATAGACTCCCCGGTCCGTATCATCAATAAGAACAATGTAACGGACATAAAAATTGACAAATCAAATCGTCCTGACGGTGTATATCTGGTCGATGGCGAAAAGAGAAAGTATGTGGTTACAAGCGGTCCGTTCGGACGTTTCTCTTGCAATTGCACGGCTTTCGGATATCGCAAGTGGTGTTCTCATATAAACGAAGTAAAGAAAGGTCTGAAACATGGGTCTTGATATGAACCTCTATGGTGATAAGTATTCTTTTTCCAAAGAGAAAAAGGTCGATGGATTTCCTGTTTCGTCTGTATTACTTGAAATGGGATATTGGCGTAAACATGCCAATCTTCACGGGTTTATTGTTGAAGCCTTTGCGGCTGGTAAAGATGACTGCCGGAAGATTCCTCTGGATAAAGATGATCTTGACCATATTATCCTTACATTAAAGAATGATGGTCTCTATGATGAACCTGTTACGGGTTTCTTCTTTGGTAAGTCCTATTTCCCTGGTGAAAAGGATGAATACGGTTCTTACGAAGAACAGAAGGCTCGTGATATAGATATTTTTACAAAGGCCAAAAACTGGCTAACTGCCGATCATCCTAAAGACGAATATCGTTCTGTCTATTACGAAGCATCATGGTGAGGAAAGAACAATGAAAATCATCCAACAAGGGTCTATTGAAATAGCCGGTATGCATATCTTCAAACAGTCGGATAATATCGTTCTGTTGGAGATTGAAACCGTTGCCAAACATGCATTCATGTGGTATTCTACTGGTCAGACTAAAGATATGAGAGGTATCTTTCTTCACTATGATATCGATGAAGAAACTCTTCACTATAATAGAGAAGAAGGTCTCGTAACAGAAGTATATCTGGAAGAGTTTCAAGATTGGGATGTTTGGTCTTGTAACCATTCTCGATATACAACTCGCCTTACCCTTTATAAGGAATAGAAGAATGTCTAAGGTTCGCTATATTGATCCGCCTGCTGGTTGGCGTTACGGTTTCCCCAAGGTTCTTCCTGAGGGTGTAGAAGACGTAATGGCGTGGCTTGTAGAAAATGGATATCCTCAGCATGAGATAGATTCCTATGGTGATCATTTTCATTGCCGTCATTGGTATGAGGAAGTGAAAGATAATCAATTCGGAGAACTGAAATGAAATGGATTCTGTTATATTGGATCGCTATCAATGGTCAGGCGCTATCAACTCATACTCAGGAGTTTGATAGTCAGGTAGCATGTGAGGCTGCTGGACATAAAATTGACGGTGTGATAGCATCGTCTAATCTTTCTGACTGGGGTGGTGTGTTCTATGGCAAATACTACTGTGTGGAGAAATAATATGTCTAAGATTGTTCTAGTAGAAACCGTTTCAACATTTCGGCATGTATATGCTGTGCGACTGCCTGATGATGAACCGAATGAATATGCCGTTGATGATGTTGTATGGAATTCCGATCTAATTGATAGTCCTCTATCAGAGGTCACTCAAAAGCATATCTCAGAAGATGTCTTTTCCCATCGTGTCATTACAGAAGACGAATATCTCGAACTATTCGACCGTGAAAATTATTATCTAAGAGACTGGCCGAGAGAAAAAAAGTTAGAGTTTATCTTTGACAGTGCTACACAAGCACCAAACATCATACACGGTCACGAAGAAGTAGACTTTGGCAAGCCTGAGGGCAAGGAGGTTTGGTAATGATTAATCCTCTAAAACTACACAAGATTGAAATCCACTGGATATGGAATCCTAAACACTGGGTGTTTCATATCGTGGAAAGGTTCAACAGTGGGAACCCATATAGAAGTTATAGATTTGGACCGTTGTTTGTGAGGAGATTTTGGTAATGATTAGCCTTCCGAAACTATACAAGATTGACACTAAAGGTAAGACACGTGTTTGGTGGATCGAGCATGACAATGAAAAGTATCGGACACATTCTGGTATCGATGGTGGCAAGATTGTAGTTTCGGGTTGGCAGTATCCTACTGAAAAGAATGTTGGTCGTGCCAATGCGACCGATGTTGCTATGCAGGTTGCTAATGAAGTAAATGCTCATTATGTAAAGAAGCAGTTTCAAGGCAAGTATCATCAAACAATCGAGAGTGCCGATACCGGTGCTAAATTCATTGAGTGTATGCTGGCCGACAAGTATGATGCCAAGAAGCATAACAAGTTTCCATATTATTCACAGCCGAAACTTGATGGCATTCGCTGTCTGGTTTCAAAAGACGGTATGCAGTCACGGCAGGGAAAAAAGATCATATCAGCGCCTCACATTATGGAAGCATTAGAGGAGTTTTTCCAAAAATATCCAAATGTGATTTTGGATGGAGAGTTGGTGGTTATGAAGAATGAGGTTGACTAAATAGTATTGTCCGTCACGATGCTGGAAACATCTACGGACTCTAATGCTATTTGGGAGCACCAGCCTATGCTTATTTATTATCCCTCCACAATCTTCATCTACAACAAGTATTTCCGTTGGTATCGTGCTATCGTGGAACGTAGCAGCGGACAGACTGAGTATACCGAAAACCATCACATTCTTCCAAAATCAATCTTTCCAGAGTTCGTATCATACGAATGGAATCTGTCGAGGCTATCATACAGAGAACACTTCCTGGCACATTGGTTGTTGTCCAAATGTATGGTGCAGACCAATCATAGACAACGAATGTTGTATGCTCTCGGTGGTATGAGAAGAAACAGAAAAGGACAAAAGAGAGTGCTGTCGTCTTGGCAATACAGCGTTCTAAAAACTGCTGCCAAAGAGGCAAATGAATACCAAAGATTACCTGAAAACAGAGAAGCGGCGGCACAAAGAGCAAGAGACTGGTGGGCAGTTCCTGAGAATAAGGAAAGATGCTCTAAAGCAGTAAGAGACGCCGCAACAAAACCTGGAGCAAGAGAAGAAAGAATCAAAAGAGCCAAAGAATGTATGAATAGGCCTGATGTTGTGAGTAAAAAATCAGTCTATCTAAAAGAACTACAAAGTGATCCTATCTGGAGAGAACAAAACACATTCTGGTGCGAAACTTGTGAAAAGACTATCGTGGGTAAAGGTAACTGGACAAAACATCTAGGGTCCAAAAATCACTTGGCTATATGTGGAGAAAAAGATTATGAAAGAACTACACGACTTCCAACAAACGCTCTCCTTAGTTCGTAAGACAAAACCAACAGCGGAAGACCTACAGGAATCCAAAGAGAATGTAAAGTTCGTTGTGTATGATGCCATTGTAGATGGCACATTCGAGGTTCGGCTTGACTTCCTATGTGATGTTGAGCGATACTTTGGTAACAGCGTCGAGGTGCTGGAGACGAATGTTGTTGAGAATGAGGAAGACATTCAGGAGCAACTGAGTAAATACCTTGAGGATGGATTTGAGGGACAAATCCTTAGGACACCAAACGGTCTGTATGAAGGTAAGCGTTCCAAGAACCTTATCAAGCATAAAGAGTTTGAGGATGATGAGTTTGAAATCGTCTCTATTGAAGAAGGTAAAGGTAACTGGGCAGGTGCTGTCAAGCGTGTTGAAATCCGTTTGAAAGACGGAACGACACAGTTTTCGGGAGTTCGTGGCTCGTTTGACTTTCTAAAAGAACTGTTGTATAATGCTGATGATTATATCGGCACGGATGTTACCGTGAGGTATCAGAACAAAACGGATGATGATAAACTCCGTTTCCCTGTGATCGTTACATTCTGGAAAGGTAAGCGTGACCTATGATTACCGACTATATGAGACAGATAGTATATAACGAAGGATATCGAGCATACACTGATAGCGTTCTTTGTATGGACAATCCGTATGAAGGTAATAGTGATGATCTATTCTATCTTTGGGACGATGGTTGGTGGGATGCTTTCTACGAGGAACTAGAATGAACATTTTCTATATTCATACTGATCCAAAACTATGTGCCGAGTGGGCAGTGGATAGTCATTGTGTAAAAATGATTTTAGAGGCGAGCCAGTTACTGTCTACTGCTCACCGTGTGCTTGACGGTGTAGAGTATATCGATAAGACTAAGACTGGTCGTAATGTAAAGCGTTGGCGCCTGCCTGATGACCGTGAGACTACTCTATATTCTGCCACGCATGTCAATCATCCTTCGGCTGTGTGGTGTCGTGAGTCCAATAACAACTACAACTGGCTGTGGTGTTATCTAGATGAACATTGTAAAGAATATACATATCGATATGGTAAGATCCATAAAGTAGAAACTTCCGGTCTATTACAAGACCTTTATCAACTGCCGAATAACATTCCAATCGGTTCAAAAACTCAACCACCAAGTGCCATGGATGCTAAATATATCATATCAAAAGATGCGGTAGAAAACTATCGCAACTATTACAAGTATGGCAAGGCACATCTTCACAAGTGGAAAAAGCGTGAAGCGCCTGAGTGGTTGAAGGAGGCATAATGCCCTATTACACATTTCGCAATAAGAAAACAGATGAAGAAGTCACCGTTTCTATGACGATGGCAGAACATGACACATATCTAGACGACAAGCCAGATTGGGAACAGGTTGTGACAGTGCCGAATTTTGTCGATCCTGTTTCTATTGGTGTCACCAAACCACCATCCGATTTTCAGCGTCATATTCTCGGTAGAATAAAAGAGGCCGTACCTGGTGCGACGGCGGTGGCCAATAAAAGATGGGGAATCCCAAAAGAAATATGACAGAAATATATTGGCACAAACATCATCTTATTCCCCGCCATGCTGGAGGAACAGATGATGCATCTAATATCATCAAAGTGAATACTGCTCTACATGCTTTTCTTCACAAACAACTATATGAAGAACACGGCAGATGGCAAGACAAGATTGCCTATGAATGTCTTTCAGGTCATATATCAAAAGAAGAAGCAATACGACAGGCACAATCTTTAGGACAAAAAGGTAAGAAAAAACCACCTTCTGTTGTTCAAGCAATTATTGAAAGTAATAAAAGAAGAATAGGCGAGAAACATCCACTCTATGGAAAGAAAAGGCCGCCTGAAACTATAAAGAAAATGAGTGACGGACATTTGGGACAAGAACCTTGGAATAAAGGACGCAAGATGACCGCAGAAGAAGTAGAGGTCAATAGACAAGGACAACTAAATCGCCCTAAGTATGTGTGTGCGGACTGTAATCGAATCATTTCAGGTTTTGGTAATCTCAAGCAACATATGAGAAAACACACCAAGGAGATTTAGACCCTGTCAGAAGAACATTTTAGTAAACGATTTAGAGGTCGTGCCCGTAAAAAGGCATCGACCTCTTTTTGCTATGATAATGTGACCAACAATAGCAATAAAGGTCAATATATGTCTAGAAAGTCGAAAAGAAATAACCAACAGCAACATGACAATATCGCTGAAAGAAACCACTTTGAACTGCGTCACATAAAACCACTAACAGTAAACCAACAGAGAGTGTGGGACGCATACGAAGCAGGTTCTAACCTTATGCTACATGGTTATGCCGGCACCGGTAAAACTTTTCTTTCATCTTATCTCGCCCTAAAGGAGGTGTTAATCGAACAGACATATAAGAGGGTTGTTATCATCCGCTCAGTCGTGCCATCCAGAGACATGGGATTTCTACCTGGATCTGAAAAGCAAAAAGCGGAAGTCTATGAACAACCCTATCAAGAAATTTGTGACGATCTATTTGGACGTGGTGATGGTTGGAGAATATTAAAATTGAAACGACTAGTAGAGTTTACCACAACATCGTTTCTTCGTGGCACTACATTTAATGACTCCATTATCATAGTTGACGAGTGCAATAATATGAACTTTCAAGAGATTGATACTGTTATGACTCGTATTGGAACCAACTCTCGTATTGTGTTCTGTGGTGACTATCGTCAGAGTGATCTAAATAAACCACATGATAAGACTGGTATCAGAGAACTAATGGCAATCACCAGACGTATGCCATCATTTGATCATATTGAGTTTGGTATTGAAGACATTGTTCGTTCTGGAACAGTTCGTGAATACATAATACAGAAGACAGAAATGGGACTATAAAAATGGCAACAATAACAAAAGAAGAATATGTGACACAACTAAAAGGTTATATTACTGATAAAATGAAAGAACTCACACACGATAGCGAACCTGTTTCCTTTTGGATTCAATTCAATAAGGATAGGCAGATTGAATTTGATGATATGTTGGCTGCAAATGGCGTGACAGTAGTAGAATAAATACCTGGTGGAAGCGCAATGCTTCCACCTTTTCACTTGACAATTCAGTAAAGGTGATATATAATGAACATATGTAATGAAAACTTTTAGGCATTTAAACAACGATTCAGTTCTATGTAATCTCACAAGAGAAGAATATAATGGCAAGCGATACTACATCTCACCAAACGGCAAAAGACTACCATCGGTCACAACATTCCTCAGTCACTTCAAAAAAGACTCCATCTTGGCGTGGAGGAAAAAAGTGGGGGAAGAAGAAGCGAATAAGATATCAGCAAAGGCAAGCCGAAGAGGTACAAAATTCCATTCTCTTATGGAATCTTATATCACAAATCAGGCAAGGGATACTTTTCTAAAAGAAGATTTAATGCCTGATATGAAACAGGCATTCTATGATATGGTGCCAACACTAGATAGAATAGATAACATTCACTATGTTGAAACGATGTTGTATAGCGAGACATTGGGACTTGCTGGTCAGGTAGATTGTATTGGTGAGTTTGACGGAGTGCCGTCTGTTATAGATTTCAAAACATCTAATAAACTGAAACGAGAGGATTGGATCACAAACTACTTTGAGCAATGCACCTGTTATTCTTTAATGTATGAAGAAATGACAGGCATTCAATGTAAGCAAATTGTTGTATTGATATCTGTGGACGGCGAAATGCATCCTCAGATATTTGTGAAACAGAGGAAAGAATATATTCCAGAATTGGCTAACAAGATAAAACAGTTTAGACAGGAGTTAGTA